TTGATGTTCATAATAATATTGTGAGAGAAGCCCCTTTCAAACATATCGTCGTTCCGTCTTTTGACAAGGCAGGGTATGCAATTCGTGGAGCATACAAAGGCCAGTCTAGCCGAACCATCCCCATAATCAGCCTTAGTGGCAAGGAAAAGAAAGTGAGTATAAGATGGGAAGATCTTTAAAAGTATACGCCATTTACGATCCAGAAAAATTCACAAAAGAACTGGTGTTGGATGCTTGCAAAGAAGATGATATTGAATTGGTTATCCATGATGGATATAGTTTTGAGTGGTTAACCAATATGCTCGAAGCACAGGAAATATGGTGCTTTGGCAACTGCCGATTTTTGCCAGCTTATGTAATCGCTAAGAGTAGATTTTTGGATTGTTGGCAAATGGGGTGAATAATTGAACAGAAAATTATCGTCTGAAGAACTTGAAAATTATATTAATGTTATAATTCCTAAAATTGAAGATGAACTTTCAAACGAAGATATTGATAAGAAAAGAAAAACAGAGTTGGCATCCCTTTATGTGGATGTCCTCTGTCTTTGTGCGTATGATGATTTTATATGTTTTAATAAATATCTGGAGTTGGATGAGAACCACAATGATACCACCAAGGCATTTTATCATCATAGAAAAGACGCTTTGAAAGTTATCTTTCAAACTTTGAATGATATGGAAATTCACGATACATATGATTTAGTATTGATATCAACGCCGCCGCGTTTGGGTAAAAGCAGTACCGGAATCCGATTTTTGAGTTGGATTTCAGGTAGGCATCCAGAATCCACAAACCTTGCAACCTCATATTCAGAAAGCATAACAGCGTCCTTTTATCTTGGCATGATAGAAATTGTACAGCACGAAAGGTACAAACAGGTGTTCAGCGAATCTCTGTTGGTTAATCAAAATGCAAAGCGACTTGAGATTTGGCTACAAGTTATGCGTCGATACCCATCCATTACCTTTGTACCTATTGGTGGTAGTATGACAGGTAGATCAGAAGCAGGAAGATATTTGTATTGTGACGATTTGGTATCCGGACTTGAAGAAGCCTTGTCATTTCCCCGAATGGAAAAATTATGGAACATCTATACTGTTAATGCTAAACAGCGAAAATTGGATGGGGCGAAAGAAATACATATTGCCACTGTATGGAGTGTCCACGATGTAATATCTAGATTAACTAGATTAAATACTGATAATCCAAGGTGCAAAATTATAAATCTTCCATGGGATGATGAAAATGGAGAAAGTAACTTTAATTTTGAAGGTGGATTCAGCACAAAGTATTATAAAGAGCTTGAAGGAATAATGGATAAGATAAGCTTTGACGCCCTCTATCGTGGTATCGCTGTGGAAAGAGAAGGATTATTATATAACCAAGATGATCTGAAAACATATATTAATTTGCCAAATGAAAAGCCAGATACTATAATTTCTGTTTGTGATAGTAAAAACCTTGGAAACGACTTTGTGGCAGCTCCTGTTGCATACTTATATGACGACTTAGTCTATATTGATGCTGTTGTCTATAATAATGGGTTACCCGATGTTACAAAACCGCTCGTTGCAAATTTGTGGATGGAACATAAGGTTATAAGAGCAGACGTTGAGCTTAATAATGGTGGAAATTATTATGCAAGTGATGTGGATAAGATAATTAAAAACGCTGGTGGACACACTAGCATAAGAATCTTCTTTTCGGGGAATAATAAAAATACTAAGATAATAACATACGCCGATTTTGTAAAAAAGCATTTTGTATTTAGAGATCCATCCACATATTCCCCTAACAGCGAATATGCTAAATTCATAAATGGCCTTTTAACATGGACTCAAACCGGAAAAAATCAACATGATGATGCTCCCGATTCAGTTGCTATGTTAGCTGGACTGATACAAGATATCTCAAATAACAGTATCCAAATCATCAATAGGAAGGAACTTAGAATATGAGTTACGCAGGAAAAGGACGAAGAAAAATTGTTAGTGAGTTTAGCTCTGATGATTTAAAAGATGTAGATAATGTTATTACTCTTTTAAATGGAGCTTTCAAAATTCATGATCTTAATAGAGTTGAAATCAAATATCTGTTGGAATACCGCAAAAATGTCCAGCCTATTCTTGAGAAAGAAAAAGCGATCAGACCAGAAATTAACAATATGGTGGTGCTTAACCATGCGCAGATGATAACAAGGGATATTGTTGGTTACTTTCTTGGTACACCTATACAATATATCCAGAGTGGCGCTGATTTCAAAGATGAAGTAGAAGAACTTAATAAATTTGTGTCTTTTGAAGATAAATCCTCAATTGATCTTGAGATTGGTGAATTTCAGAGCATTACAGGCGTTGGATATCGAATTATCTATACTGATGGTCAGTATGCCGATGAGATTCCATTTGAGGACAAGGCCTTAAATCCATTGAATACGTTTGTCGTATACCAAAATGATATTTCAGAGAGACCGCTTGCAGGGGTTACCTATCATGTTACATATGATATGGACAACAATATTAATGGCACAAAAATCTATGTTTATACTCATCATGGTAGCTATGAAATAACAAGTACCGGATTAGCTTCGTCTATAAATAACTACGAGCATACTTATTCATCCTATAACGTTGGTGGAGTGCCAATTATTGAATATCCAAATAATCAGTGGAGAATTGGCGATTGGGAACTAATGATAAGCCTTATGGATGCTATTAATAACCTCCACAGTGGTCGTTTGGATGATATTGATCAAATGATACAATCCCTGATGGTATTCTTGAATGCGGATATCGACAAAGAACGATATGATGAGATGAGGGAAGCCGGAGCAATAATGCTTAAAAACAGCACTGGCAATCGTTCTGATGTTAAGATTGTAAGCGCCCCTATGGATCAAAGCGGTCTAAATATGTTCGCACAGGAGCTTGAATCTTTACTTTATGCCTTAATTGGTATCCCTGATAGGAACAATCGTTCGGGTGGTGGTGGAGACACTGGCGTTGCGGTAGAACTACGTGATGGCTGGGCAGATCTGGAAATAGTTGCCAGAAACAAAGAAATGAGCTTCAAAAAGGCCGAAAAGCAGTCATTAAGAATTATTTTAAAGATCTTAGAGAATAAACTTGGATTCAAAATGTCGCTCTTGGATGTTGATATCAAATTCAGCAGAAATAAAAATAACAACTTATTGGTTAAGGTGCAAAGTTATCAGGGCTTACTTTCAACTAAAACACTTTCCCCTTCAGACTGTTTGACCATTGTGGATTTGGTATCTGATGTTAATGAGTTTGTAAATCGTGGAGAAGCCTTTTGGGGAGATTCTTTTGCTGGTAAAATTCAGTCTGATATTGGTGTTGCGCTCAGTACAAAGGCGCTTGAAACTCCTGATGTTGCTACGAATGAAGAAAATAATACAAAACCAGAGCAAATACCCCCTAAAAAGCCCGAATGAAAATAATTTTCACAAAAAAGATATATAATATTAATAGAAATATAATAATGTGCTGGGTCATGGACATGGCATGGTATTAGGAGGAAATATAATGGACGATGAAAGAAAAGAACAAGTTGACACAGGGGAAGAAAAGTTAGCTCCTGATAAACTCTACACGGAAGCAGAGTTCACTAAACGGCTCACATCTGAAGTTGACCGCAGAGTTGAAAGCGGTATCCAAAAAGGTTTGGAAACAAATAAGCAGAAATGGCAACGTGAATTTGAAGAAAGTGCTAATTTGACAGCAGAACAACTTGCACAAAAGAAATTGGAAGAAAAAACCAACGAGCTTACTCAAAAAGAGATAGGTGTTGCACTACGTGCCAATAAGATTGATGCAAGAGAAGCGTTTAACGCAGCAGAAGTACCTAAAGCACAGTATGAAAAATTTATCGATATGCTAGTTTCTGACGACGCCGAAGTAACTGTTTCTAATGTTAAGAATTTTGTCGATATGTTCAATGTCACTAAAAACGACATAGAAACTCGTCTAAAATCAGAAATGTCTATTGTTAAAAATCCAAAACAAGGTGATTCCGAAAAACCATTGAGTAAAAAAGAATTTGATGCGTTACCTTATGCTAAGAAGGCTAAGATTAAGCAGGAACAGCCAGAAATTTGGAAACAATTCATGAATCAATAAAAAGGAGAAATAAAACATGGCTGGTACAAACTTAAATTTTCCGTATGATGCGGAAATTTTCAATTACGATTGGAAAAATACTCCTGATATCGTCCTTACATCAATGATCAATTCTGGTGCGGTTGTACAGGATAGTGAAATTGCTGCTATGATTGCAAATGGATCAAACTTTTTCACAGTTCCGTTCTATAATGTTCTTGGTGGAGTAGAGGACGTATATAATGGCGTTGACAGCTTCACTGGCTCAGAGCTTGCTGGTGGAAGTTATTCAGGTTGTGTCTATGGTCGTATGGCGTCATGGAATGCCAAATCGTTCATTAAAGACTTTAACTCGGGTGCTGATCCTATGGCACAGATTGTTGCTGGTGTCGCAAATTACTGGATTAAAATCCGTCAAGAACGCTTGATCGGTATGTT